AAGTCTTGGATATTTCTCGTAAAGTTCCTGTGGTATGGATTCGGGGAAATCATGACGAGTTTTTACATGACTTCATGCACATGCATCTAGGCAAATTACAAATAGAAGAATATTACATTTTAGATTTAGGACCGGGTAAAAAGTATTTTATTTTTCACGGTGATATTCTTGATGTGTTTATTACCAAGTGGAAATGGGTGGCAAAGATAGGTGCCGTGGGATATGACATGGCGTTGAAACTCAACACCCTATATAATAGATGGAGAAAGTGGAGAGGGTTATCATATTATTCCATCTCAAAGGATATTAAGAAAGGTGTAAAGGCGGCAGTCAACTACATCACAGATTTTGAAGTCAGTGCAGTGAAGTTGGCAGCAAAGCATCAGTGTGATGGAGTGATATGTGGACACATTCATCAACCTTCTGACAGACAAATCGCTGGCGTGCATTACTTGAATTCAGGTGATTGGGTGGAAAATTTAACTGCCATTCTTATTGACCATGACAACAACATTACTATTAAGGAGTTTCATAAATGATTACAGTAATGAGATTTACCGCAGGTTGGTGTGCACCGTGTAGAATGATTACTCCTATCTTCAAGCAATTACAAGAAGAATTGACAGATGTAACATTTGAAACTGTGGACATTGACGCAACACCAGAAATGGCAACAATGTACAAAGTTCGTTCTGTCCCAACCGTTATAATTTTCAAAGATGGATCGGATGTTGTCTCATTGACAGGAGCAGCGTCAAAACGACAGTATTTAGATTTGATTGAGGAAGCAAAAAATGCTTAAAGTTAAAAAGGTTGTTGACCACGCCGTATTGCCTACCAAAGCACACAGTGGTGATTTGGGATATGATTTATACGCAGCGGAGCAGGTCACAATATACGCGGGTGAAACCCGGTTAATTCCAACGGGAATTTCTGTACAGTTCCCCGCCGGATATGGTGGATTAATCCGTGACCGTTCCTCCGTTGCTACTAAACGATATTTATTTAATGTAGCGGGAGTTATTGATAATGGATATACTGGTGAAATCAAAGTTGCATTATATAACTCCACGGATGCGTTTCAAACTATTTATAGAGGTGATAAGATTGCACAAATGATTCTTATCCCTACCGTCGATTTCAAGGTAGAAGAGGTCACAGAAATTACATCGCAAGATGGAAGGGGGTCCAATGGATTCGGTTCAACAGGAAACTGAGTTTAACGTTACGTTTACCAAAGCGGCACTTGGGGAAATGAAAAAGTTTGCAGAAGCAGAAGGAGTAAATCATTTCCGTATCGCAGTACTGCCAGGTGGATGTTCGGGATTCAAATATGATTTTACATTGGTTGATAATCCAGAACCAGATGATGTTGTGGTTGAACAGGAAAATGGATTGAAAGTTGTAGTAGATCCATTTTCCAGTTCGTATCTTAACGGTACATTAGTCCATTATGTAATGGATATGATGGGGTCTGGTTTTACATTTAAAAATCCAAATGCAACAGCAAAGTGCGGATGTGGTAGCAGCTTCTCCGCATAGGGAGTGGTTATGAGTTCACCGGTTACACATTGGTTATTCGCAACACCCGTATCAGTATTTGACTTGTCAAGATTTGTTACGGAAGAAGTAAACCACGCATTACAAAAAATTGGATATACCCAAAATGATTTGGTCGAAGGTATTCGTGGAGATGAGGATCCTAGTAAAATTCTAGCACTCAAACCACTATACGATGAATTCCAAACGTGTATTGATATATTTTCGTCCGAAATGGGTATATCCAGTAGTTACATCTACGAAAGTTGGATGAATATTTTATCAATGCATGGTTCTGTTGGTGTACATCGACATTACGATAGTGTTATCAGCGGAGCATACTATCCGTATGTAGACGAAGGTAGCGCACCAATTGTTTTTGTTAGTGCAACGGAAGGATTCCGAATGATGGACGTTCAGGCGGCTGTTCCAAATGGTCCTGGAATGTATTCATCAAATATTGATAAGATTGAGGCAAAAACAGGTAGATTGGTTTTGTTTCCTAGTTGGGTTCAACACTACGTTCCTCCCAACAAAACTAATATGAGAATCACGTTAAGTTTTAACACCAAATACTAACATATGAACCTTTTTATTACGTATGACTCGTAAGAAAAAAGAAACACGAGTTACGGATAACAAAATTGAAAAAACGGTTTCGAATATATTAACAAGACTAAATTTACCATTTGAACAACAAGTATCGGTGGATAAATATACTGTTGACTTTTTGGTAGATAATAAGTATATTGTTGAATGTTACGGTGACTTTTGGCACTGTAACCCACAGCAATATACTTCGTCGTATTTTAATCGTGGTAAAAAGAAAACCGCAGAAGAAATATGGCAACGGGACACAGAAAGAAAAAAGAAGTTTGAGCAATTGGGTTATAAATTTCTATGTTTGTGGGAAGATGACATTAGAAACAATCCAAAGATTGTGCAGTCAAAAATAAAAAAACATATAAAATTGGATGGTAGGTTATGAGAATTTTACTATTTGGATTACCTGGTTCTGGAAAGACTACATTGGCTGAAAAGCTGGTAAATTTACTTCCTGACGCCGGGCATTTGAACGCCGACGCGATTCGCAAAGCATTCGACGATTGGGATTTCAGTCCAGCAGGTAGAGCAAGACAAGCGCTTCGTATGAGAACAATGTCGGATAATCTACTACAAGAACATACAGTGAAGCATGTCGTTGCAGACTTTGTTGCTCCAACCCGTGAACTTCGGGCAATCTACGAAGCAGACTTTTCCATTTGGATGGACACGATTGCCGAGGGGCGTTTCGAAGATACCAATAAAGCATGGCAAGTACCAAAAGAGGACGAATACAACATTCGTATTACAGAATTTAATTCAGATGTGGAGGCGGAACGGTTATGCAATTTAATTCAAAAGCATCAACAAAGAAAAAACACAGAGGTGAACATGCAGTTTAACCCCAAAGCACCCACTGGACTTATGGTGGGAAGATATCAACCCTGGCACAAAGGTCATCGTGCTCTATTTGAAAAGATTTTGTCTATTGCCGGACAAGTATGTATCGGCGTTCGTGATACTCACGGAACAACCGAAAAAGACCCATTGCCAATCGAAGATGTTATTTCTAGAATCCACGAAGATTTAGAACAAGATTACGCAGGTAAGTATACCATTTGGCAATTGCCAAATATTTCTGGTGTATATTATGGTCGTGATGTTGGGTATAAAGTCGAACAAATTAAATTGGATGATGAAATTGAATCAATTAGTGCAACCCAAATTCGTAAGGAACTCGGAATATGATTATAAATGATACGAACGGTAACCAGTGGTGCTATGTAAAAATACCACGAACTGGTACGAAAGAATATACCAGTTTATTTGATGAATCATTTGCAAATGAATTAAAAAATAACAAATTTTATCCGCAAGGACACGCACCGTATAGTGCATTGTCAACTGTTAACGATAGTTCTGTTAAATATTTTACCGTAGTCAGAAATCCTGTTGATAGATTTATTTCTTCGTTACGTTATATGTTTGAACGTAAAGCAACGGATTCTAGAATTTCTTTCGATATTCCAAACGATACAATTCATAATATGGTGAGTTTTTTCTACGAAAATTTTGATAGAAATTGCCAACCAAAAGGAAAAACATTAGCAGACATATTCACTGCAAATAATGAATGGTTCATTGGTGCATTTTTTAAAACACAAACCTTTTGGGCAAGTGACGCATCCATCACAGTGTTTAAATACGAAAACATAACAGAATTCAATGATTGGTTAACAAATAATTTTACATATGATATCAGTAAACTGCAAACATTAGATTTAATAGAAACCGATATGTTAACGCATTTGGATTTTTCAGACCCAGAGTTTGTTCAGTTGGTAGAACATTTGTTCTATGAAGATTTTACCACATTCAATTATCCATTAAGTAACTCATAATATGATTCATCCTAAGAGACATATTGCAAAGGCTATTAGTTGGCGTATCGTGGGTAGTATAGATACGATGGTCGTTGCTGGTTTATTAACTGGTAATTGGAAACTTGGCTTATCTATTGGTGGTGTGGAAGTTATTACTAAAATGATATTATATTACTTCCATGAACGATTCTGGTACAACTATATCAAGTTCGGAGTTGACAAAGACGCCGATTGAGGATATATTTAAAGAGACTATCAAGGGAGAACTCTTTAATGTATCAAAATATTTTTATTGAAGATGGTGAGGGTCGTGGTATAGTGCATCTTTGGGATGACCAAGAGGGCTATACCACGTTGCCGTTTTCACAGTTTGATTATGCATACAAGGCTGACAGCAATGGGTCTAAGCTGAGTATGACAGGTGTTCGGGTCAGTAAAACCAAAATGTATAAGTGGGATGACCCAACTTTATTTGAGAGTGACATTCCCCGTGAAACTCGTGTAATTACAGATTTATATTTGGATAGTGACGAACCATCTAAGGGTCACAAAATTATTTTCTTTGACATCGAGGTGTCAATGGAAAATGGTATTCCGAATATTGAGAACCCAAACAACGAAGTTACAGCCGTTACCCTTTATGATAATGTCACGAAGGAATATACGGTATTGGTACTAGACAAAACAGGGTCTCGACAAAACTACAAGAAGAATGATATTGACACCTACTTCTTCGATAACGAACTTGATCTACTTTACAAATTCATTGACGTATACGAAGCTATCGGTCCCACTATTATCACGGGATGGAATAGTGATTATTTTGACGTACCCTATCTTTACAATCGGTTGAAGCAGCAGTGTGGAAACGGTATTGCAAACCGACTGTCTCCAATTGGAAAGTTGAAGTATTCCAAGTTTCGTAAGAAATGGATGATTGCTGGTGTGACCTCTCTTGACTATCTTGATCTATACAAGAAGTTTACTTACGGACAGCAGCAAAACTATCGTCTAGATACTATCGGTCGGATTGAAGTTGGTATGGGAAAGGTTGAATATGAAGGGTCGCTGGATGATCTTTTTGAGAATGACCTTGACAAGTTTATTGATTATAACGTACAAGACGTACGTATTATCGTTGAAATTGACAAGAAGATGAAGTTGATTGAGCTGGTTCGTGGTATTTGTCATGTGGGACACGTACAGTACGAAGATTATTGTTACAGTTCCAAGTTCCTTGAAGGGACAATCATTACCTATCTTCATCGCAAGGGATTAGTGGTGAGTAATAAACCCGCCGATGGACGGCAGTTGATGAATGACCGTGTGGAAAATAATGATGAAGGGTTTTCGGGTGCATATGTTAAACCACCTGTTCCTGGGTTGTACGATTGGATTTATTCACTTGACTTGCAATCTCTGTATCCAAGTATCATTATGAGTCTCAACATTAGCCCAGAGACTAAACGTGGGTTTGTGACCAACTGGGATGTTGAGAAGCATCGCAAGGGTGAAATTGATCTCTATCTCCTGCGTGAGAAAGAAACTGATACTATTGTTCGGTTACCTCGTGAAAACTTTATTAAGTTTATGGAAGCGGCAAATATGTACATCAGTTCAAATGGTGTATTATATGATGCCAATAAAATGGGTATTATCCCAGAAGTACTTGACCGCTGGTTCGCGGAACGAGTTGAGTATAAGAACTTGATGAAGAAGTATAAGAACGAAGGTAATGCAGAATTGGCGGATTATTACGATCGTCGCCAACATATTCAAAAGATTTTCTTGAACTCGTTGTATGGGGTTCTGGGACTTCCTATCTTCCGATTCTTTGATATTGATAACGCATTGGCCGTTACGGCAACCGGTCAAGATGTTATTAAGAATAGTGCAGAGTTTGCAAATAATTTGTATAACGACAGACTGAAAGACGATAAGGATTATTGTATCTATATTGATACAGATTCATTGTATTTTTCATCCAAAGCACTACTACCAGAAAACGCAGAACCAAAGGACTTTACTATTAAATTGGCTCGTGCAGTAGAAAAGAAGTTGAATGATTATTATAATGTAATGTCAAAGGAACTATTCTTCTGTGATAAGCATCGGTTCTATATCAAGGGTGAATCGGTCGCCAGTAAAGGTGTATGGATTGCAAAGAAACGATATGCTATGAATGCGGTGTATGATTTGGAATCTAATCTTGATGTAGATAATAAAATCAAGATTAAGGGATTAGATGTGGTAAGGTCAACGTTCCCACCAGCATTCCGTACATTTATGAATGGTGTATTAAAGGATGTACTAGGTGGTATTACGAAAAGTGATATGGATAAGAAAGTATTGGCGTTTAGAACGGCACTGGATAATGAAAATTATATCAATGTCGCCAGAAATACATCGGTGAAAAATATTTCCGAATATGAAAAGGGTGCTGGAAAGCAGCTCGGTGAATTTAAGAAAGGAACACCGGCGCACGTGAAGGCATGTATCACATACAACAGAATGTTACATCACTTCAAGATTCAGAATAAATATGAAAAAATTTCAGATGGTGAAAAGATTAAGTATGTATATCTTAAAACAAATCCGTGGAACCTTGAAACTATTGCTGTAAAGGGATATAACGACCCCAAGGAAATTATAGATATCGCATCACAGTATATTGATTACGAAGCACTGTTTGTTAATGAGTTAAAAACTAAATTGGAAGATTTTTATAGTGCATTGGGTTGGGGACTTCTTCCCACCGATGTCAATCAAAAAGCAGATGAATTCTTTTCATTCTAAGAGGTTATTATGGAACGACCAAATAAGATTACGTTTTACAGAAATTTTAAAAATAAACTGATACCTGGTTGGAATGTTCGTTCTGCTTCACCAAAACGTGACTGGATGGATGAGTACAAGCACATGTATCGGTGCCTTCCAATGACCATCGCCAACCAGAATGGGTGGGTTATTGAATGTCCATGTGATATTAGTGTTGTTTGGTTTGGTGGGCAAGACAGACGTAGCATGCACTTCTGGTTGGATCCAGAATATAACGTAGCAAATCAGTGGGTTAAGTGTCACTTTGTTGGTGGTGTTGTTACGTTTGAATTTGATTTCTTAGTTAAGACTAATGAAAAAGTTAATATGTTAGTTCGTGGTGCACCAAACTTTTTTATTAATGGAGCACATCCACTTGAAGGTGTAGTAGAAACCGATTGGTTGAATTATACGTTTACGATGAATTGGAGAATTACCGAACCGAACAAGATTGTGAAGTTCAAGAAAGGTGACCCAATTTGTTTTATTCAACCTATTCCTCATAATTACGCTGAGACATTTGATTTCAATATTGAATATCTAGAAGATAATCCAGAGTTGCACGAAAAGTTCCATGCCTATAACGACTCACGTAGGAAATTCAGCGATGACAAGGTTATGGGTAAGCACAATGAAGAATGGCAAAAGCACTACTTCAACGGACGAGATGTACGAGATAGTACGGAAATTGGAGAGGATAGACACGCTATTAAATTGAATTTGGTGGACCCAAAAGATCAGAAACTACAAACAGTACCAGTTATTGTTACATCAACAACAACGATTGCCGATGCTAAACACATCGCTCATACGGATACTGTACGACCGTTTTCTATTATTAAATAATATTTAGTATATACTTGACAAAATATAACAATGTGTTATATTTAAAATATACTTTGTTATATGGAGAATAAATGCAAATCATCAAGTCTAGTGATACATTGATTGCCGAAAACAAAAATGGTGGTAAGAAGTTTTGGCAATGTTACATTGTAAATGACGGAGATAAATTCTACACACAGACCTCGTGGTATCAGATTACCAAAACAGGTCGTCCTACCAAAGTACAATATTCCGAACCGTATTTTGCCGCTCCTACAAATGTGGGTCGTGCAAACGAACGGAATAGTGAAGAACAGGCATATTTTGAGTTTGATGCTATTATCAAGAAGCAACGGGACAAAGGTTTCTTATATGAAGGTGAAAAGTCCAAGTCACATCCAATGCCAATGTTGGCACATAAGTTTCGTGACCATATGGACAAGGTGGAATGGCCTGTATATATTCAACCTAAGTTGAATGGTATGCGAATGTTGTTTGATGGTACGGTGGGGTGGAGCCGTGGAAACAAGGCAGTCATTCCAGAAGTTATTCAACACTTGCAATTTAACACGGATGGCAATGTTCTTGATGGTGAACTAATGTTGCCCGGCAATCTTCTACTACAAGAAAGTATGACGGCAATTAAAAAATTCCGTCCCGAACTGTCACCAACGTTACTATATCACGTATATGATGTAGTAGACAATACAATTCCGTATGCAGCACGTTTGGAAATTATTAAAGAAGTGTGCAAGAATGCTCCACCAAATGTAAAGGTAGTTAATACACTACTATGCAAGACGGAAGAAGAAATTAACAAGAACCACAAACGGTTTGTAACCGATGGTTATGAAGGTACGATGATTCGTAATCCGCATATGGTGTACGAGATTGGAAAACGTTCATATTCACTACTCAAATTAAAGGATTTCCAAGATGCTGAATATCGTATTGTTGATATTGTTGATGGTGATGGAAGTGATAAGAATCTGGCCATTTTTATATTGGAGACTGATTCTGGACAGCGCTTCAATTGTCGCCCAGAGGGTAATCAAGAAAATCGGGCCGAACTTTATATCAATCGCACTAAACTAATTGGGAAGTATTTGACTGTTCGGTTCTTTGAATTGAGTAAGGATGGAATTCCCATTTTCCCTGTTGGTGTTTCGATTCGGGAGTGGGGAGAATTTTAAAATAAAGGCGGTGCAGTCGGTCGGGACGACGGTGGTAATTTGGGCTCGCTACTTGTTACAACCTTTACCATGCTAGCCAAGGACTTAGGGAAACCTTTGTGGGGTTCGAATCCCCCACCGCCACTATGAGGTGATTATGGCATTAGAGAATTATTTTGTAGAACATATTAGTTTCTCAGAAACAGTTAGAAATTTTCTTCGTCGTTGGCATTATTCAGATTATGTGAATATTCAAGAAAAAGAAACATTCGGACTATTTCGTGAAGGCATATTCCTACCAGAACTGGTGGGTGTTTGTGTTTATACCCGTCCAGCCGGTGCAGCTGCCGCACAGAAATATTATCCTCAAGATCCCGACAAGTGTTTGGAACTTCGTAGATTGTGTTTAATTGATGACACACCAAAGAACGCTGAAAGTTTCTTTGTTGGTAGAACCTTGAAATGGTTACGAAAGAATAGTGGATGGAAGTTCGTTGTCAGTTATGCCGACGAACAACAAGGACACAAGGGGATTATTTATAAAGCAGCAAACTTTACATATGAAGGTATGACTGCGCCTGGAACCACATTGATGGTAGATGGAAAACCATTTCATGTCCGCACATTAACTATGTTAGATAGACCCTATGGAGTTGAAATTAACAATAGGTACAAACGTGGTGATCCTGGTGTACAGATAATTAAAACTAAACCAAAACATATCTATACCTACGCATTATGAGTGACGAGAATAAAAATCCCAATGCGTTGACATATGGAATAACACCCAGCACGCCTGCGACAATACATCCCGTGGATATTGATTCGTGGAGAGCAGAGGTATCACCGACATTTAAACATTATTTTAAAGAACGGTACGATGAGATTGTACGAGAATATGAAAACTTGGTAAAGGAATATAATATTAATAGAATGTTATATGAAAGTACACTAAGTTTTAAACCGAATATAGGTGATACATACTATCTATATAGGAAGGATGACGGTACCGCATTTCTATCCTTGGTGAATCCAACACACGCATTTTGGAAAGGATATATCGGTGCGTTCAAATTAAACGCCCAATACGCATGGGAAGAGGTTTTATGACAGATATTGATTATAGTAGAATTATCCAGGCACAACCGGATGGATATGATATCACGGTATTCAAGAAGATTAAAGAACAACGTGGATACGTAAAAAAAGATTTCCCGGTCAAGAAAGTTTCTGGAATGTATGTGCATGGGTGGAACAAACCCGCATTGCCAACGGCGTTCGTAGACGATGATAACAATTTACGTACTTTGGAAAATACCGCTCCCACCATCGTCCCGGACATTTGGAATACCATTACACAATTGGTGGACGTTTTCACACCTATCGTTATTGCGGAAGATTCTAATGAATTCTCGTGTCAATTAGCATCCGCGGAATATAGAAATTCGTGGATTGTGATGGCTCCACTGACAAACGATCCCGTGATAACTGTTCGTAATTTATATCACGAGATGATTCACTGGAAATTTACGGCGTTGGGATTTGGAAAAGGATGCACACCCGAAGTATTTGATATGTTAGAACATAATAACGAATTTGTTCTCAATCCAATTGATGAATTGGTGCACTCAATCGTTAACAGTTATCCAGACACCGCCCAGCCAGCCGTGGGAAATAAACCAACCGGCCGCCCAATCAGTGCATCTATTCACGCATATGGCTCCTTTTTAGGAGAAGCACACGTAGCATTACAATTTGCACGATACGATATCAATCGTTATTATAACTGGATGGTATATGCAAAGAAATGGGGTGATCGGTTGGATGAGTCCTTAGAACAATTATTGCTTCGTGCAAAGACTACACCAAAGGGTGCACAACTTTTGTTGGGGTTGTATAAGTGGACACGGGAATATCAAGAAGAATATAAAGATACAATCAAGACACTTAGTAAACTTATGTAATTAAATAGCAGAGATTAACGTATGGGATTATACGATACAATTAAAGTAGAACTGCAATTACCAGGATATTCATTTATTACTGATGCGGAATTTCAAACCAAATCATTTGATAATGTAATGGAAAATTATGTAATTACTAAAAATAACGAAATATATCGTGAAAAGTGGCAATATGAATGGATAGATATAACTGATAATTTTTTAGGTGGGCGTCTAAAAAAAATAGAAGATAGTTATCGTCGTGAGTACTTGACAGATTTGCACGGAGATATTATATTTTACAACGGTGATGTAATAGGTGGTAAACGATATAATTACTTTGCAAGATTTAGTTATGGTAGGTTAGACCAAATTTGGTCACGAGAATGGGATAGATGGTAATCAAAGATTTAATTAAAACAACAGAGGTCAAACGGTTATGGAAAAGTCAAAGCTAGAGAAGTTCATAAGTAAGTACAATCTTGGTGGTTCGTGTGAAAGTGTTCTGTGGAAGTCGGATGGTACTGACATCACTGTTAAGTGTATCTCCGATGACAAGAATGTTTTAGGTATTGTCACTGTTAAGGATGCAAAGTTGGACGAAGGTGATTATGGTATCTTCGATACTAAGCAGCTTTCATCAATGCTCTCGGTTCTTGGAGATACTGTCAAGATTACTACCAAGAAGGTAGGTGACAGAGTATCTGCTATTCACCTTACCGATGATAATGTAAAGGTTGATTATGTTTTGGCGGACTCGGCAGTTATCCCAGCTGCACCAGAGTTGAAGCAGCTTCCCGCATTTGATGTCGAAATCAAATTAGATCAGAAGGTAATGAATACTTTCTTGAAGGCACGGGGTGCATTGTCCGATGTTGAGACTTTCACTGTACTCAGTGATGGTGAATCGGCACAGATTGTTCTTGGCTATTCTGATATGAATACCAATCGTATTACACTTGATGTAGAAACTATCAAGACCACAAAGGTAACGCCTATTAATTTCTCCGCACGATACTTCAAGGAAATTATCGCAGCAAATAAGGAAGCTGCTAGTGGTGTATTGAAGGTGAGTAGTAAGGGACTTGCATACGTCAAGTTTGGCGTCACCGACTATAATACTGACTACTACCTCGTCCAGATTCAGACAGCTTCCTAATGTCATTCTTTGAGTTCAACGATACTCCAAAGCAAGTACAACATACACCCCCTTCTGCGAAGAAACCGCCGAAGGGTGGTGTTGTCTTGAACACTAGTGCCACTGATTTTTTTAGTGGTGAAGGTGCATCGTTTGAGTTTGACATAGAAAAAAATAAGTTTATTCAACATATGGGTATGTTGAAAAATCAATCGGTGCAGGAAAACACTTTATATAAGAAGTGGAAAGAATTAACTGGTGACTACAATAATACAAAAGACATCCAACTAGCACAGATTGTCGAAGCCAAGATTTGGCGACCAACCGATATTCACAACAAAGATTTAACTATTGATGAAATTAATAAGTTAGATCCAGAAGTTGTTATTGTTGAACCAGACAATGTTTCGTTGTTCAATGATTGGAAATATCTTCGAGTCATGTGCTCAACATTTGAATTCACAGCAAATCCAGGTCGTCTTGTTCGTATTCTTATTCGTGACAAGAGTTCTGGTAAGTATCTTGGTGTTTGTGCATTAGGATCAGACGTTGCCTCTGTTGGTGTACGTGACAAATGGATCGGGTGGACTAAGGAGAATAAATTTGAAGATGGCTTACTCAACTCAACATCAATCGGAACCACCATTGTACCGACGCAACCGTTCGGGTATAATTTCCTCGGTGGTAAATTGGTTGCATCGTTGTTGGCAACGAAGTCTGTCCGTGATTATTGGAAGTCTAAATTTGGAAATACACTTGTGGGATTAACCACAACATCGTTATATGGTTCACATAGTATGTACCAACGAATTCCATTTTGGAAAGAATTGGGAGTTACCGCAGGGAAGATTGCACTGAAACCAGACGATGATATTTTTCAAGAATGGGCAAATTATCTGAAAGTTAATCATTCAGAAGGATTTGATAAAGCAACTATTCCTTATGTTGCAGATATTACACAAGAAGGTGAAGAGTGGGTTTGTACCGATGAGTTTGTTCACATCACCGCATCATCACGGGAAGAGTTAGTTTCCAAATTGGAAAACGATAATTATTCCGTTCATAGTAATGGTGAAGTTTACGATAAAAAATCACGACACAAGTTCCCACCGACAGGACCAAAACAACAGACGATGTTATTATTGTTTAAGGTACTTGGTATTAAAGCAGGTGATTATGAACATGGATTTCAACGTGGTGTATATTTTGCACCAATGTATGAAAATACTCGTGAGTATCTCCGTGGAGAAATAACAGATAATAATTTGATATTGTCTCCAAAGTTGACAAACGATGTACAGAGTGTTATGTTATGGTGGAGAGAAAAAGCAATCAAAAGATATTTGAATCTATTTGATAATAACCGTTTAAATGGTGATACGTTGTATTATAGAAAAATGGTTCAAATGACTTGGGACGAAACCAAGAACACTTACTTGACTGAGGTTGGACGATAATGATTGATAATACCATTTGGGTAGAACGTTACCGACCTGATACATTGGAAAATTATATTGGTAATGAACACGTAAAGAATAAACTAACTCAGTTTATTACTGAGAATGATATTCCACATCTTTTGTTCTGTGGCACTGCTGGAACTGGCAAGACAACAGCTGCAAAGATTCTAGTCAAGAATATTGACTGTGATTATTTGTTCATCAATGCATCCGATGAAAATTCAGTGGATACCATTCGTACAAAGATTAAGAATTTTGCATCAACGATGAGTTTTAAACCGTTGAAGATTATCGTACTTGACGAGGCAGACTACATCACTCCGCAAGCACAGGCTGCGCTTCGTAACTTGATGGAAGTATTCAGTAAGAATACACGGTTCATTCTTACCTGTAATTACGTGGAACGTATCATTGACCCACTGATTAGTCGGGCACAAGTATTTAAGTTAACTCCACCGTCCAAAAAGGAAGTGGCTGTCCATTTAATGAAGATCTTGGAGAAGGAAAATGTTGGATTTGATAAGTCTGTTATCGCAACCTTGGTTAACGCGTACTACCCAGATATTAGGCGGATTATTAATACTTCGCAAAATCAAACAACTGGCGGTAGACTCGAACTCAACGTTGAGGAAGTAATCGCTGGGGATTATAAGTTGAAGGTGTTGGATGTTTTGATGAGTAATCTTCCGTTGAAGGATAAGGTTAATGAAACAAGACAGATTGTGGCAGATAGTAATGTAAAAGATTTTACGGAATTGTACAGACTACTCTTTGATAAGGTAACAGATTACGCACCGTCTAAGGTACCACAAAGTATTCTGGCAATCGCAGAAGGACAATATCGTGATAGTTTTGTAGTAGATAAGGAAATTAATTTCGTAGCAACGTTGTATAACATTTTAAATGGTTGAGGAATTATGTCAAAGAATAACCGATTTGGTGGACCACCACCGCAACAGCCACAGTTGAATGTGGATTTGTCAAAAGCAGATGATATTACTTGTGAGCGTTGTGGTAATTACACCTTTGAGCAAGTAATGTTAATGAAACGGATGTCCGCACTTATTTCACCAACTGGTAAGGAAGCCGTTGTTCCAATTCCTACGTTCTCTTGTAATGCATGTGGTCATATCAACAAGGCATTTCTTCCTGTAATTCCCAAGGGAATGGAAGAGGAAACTGTCGCCGAAGCGGAAAACGCTCCGAGCAAGCCTTCTCTCATTTTAGACAAGTAATATGCCAAAGACCACCAACGCAGTAGCACCGGTCGTGTCCACGCCGGCGCCACCAGTATCAACGATGCGAGATGCTGGGATTTATTATCTGTGTGACGAGTTTAATACCAACGTGGCAAAGGATGTTGTTACGTGGATTCTGGATTCAAACATTCAGAAGAGTAAGAAGCACGACCATCTTACACTGATGATTACAAGTTACGGTGGTGATTTGTCGGCAGCGTTTTCTATCATTGACGTAATGCGGGGTAGCGCAATCCCGGTTCGTACAGTTGGTCTTGGGTGTATCGCATCAGCAGGGTTGTTGACATTTATCTCTGGTCAGAAGAAGCATCGTATCATCACTCCAAACACTAGTATTCTTTCACATCAGTGGTCGTGGGGTCAAGTCGGAAAGGAACACGAACTTATCGCAACGATGCGTGAATTCGAATTGACTACGATTCGTATGATTAACCACTATAAGAAGTGTACGGGATTGAAGGATAACGTTATTCGTGAACGACTTCTTCCTCCACAAGATGTGTGGTTGTCACCACAAGAAGCTTTGAAGTATAAGTTATGTGATGCAGTAAAGGATATTAAGTGAGGATTTGATGGAAACAATGTTCGTTGATACATCCCGTGTCTCAGTTAGAGAAATCAGCAAGGCTGTGGCACGGGATTTTATCGAAAAGCATCATTATACAAAAAAAGCCAGTTCCACACGATATGCCCTAGGGATTTTTTATCGGGAAGATACTGAACATATGTTCTTTGCTGGTGAGAACGAACAACTTATTGGATGCATGACATATGGACATCCTGTAAGTAATAGAACCGTTGATAGTATTGTAGATGGTTTGAAGTTGGATGAAGTATTGGAACTCACTAGATTAGTTATTCTTGACGGATACGGAAAGAATATTGAAAGTTATTCTATTGCACAATCATTTCAGTGGATGCGAGATAATGACCCACGAGTAAAGGTGTTGGTCAGTTATGCAGATCCAGAACAATCACATACTGGTGGCATTTACCGAGCAACTAACTGGATATATCAAGGATGTGGATATTCCAAGTTAATGCCAGATTTCTCACTTCTATTAGAAGAAGGAGGATTGTGGATGCACTCACGAACTGTGGGAGCAAAATTTGGTAACAAGTCGGTAGAAAATTTGGCAAAACGAATCGGTCGCACCTTCTGGCGAAAGGAAGAAACCGCTAAGCATCGGTATATTTATTTTCTCTGTGATAAGAAAGAAAAGAAACGGATGATGAAGAACTTAAAAATTCCAGTTATACCGTACAACGATATTAAAGAATATGTACAGTTGATTCAAAAGGTCAATGTAAACAATGGTGTCGTTGAAAATATTGAAGTTATTCAAGGTGTAGATAATGGGTGGACGCCTCAAAAAGTACAATTGAAGGAGAGTGTATGAGAGTAGCTATTGTTTCGACCCCACGTACGTGTTCAAGTATGTTGGGAACTCTTTTCTCTACAAAGTTTAACTTAACAGATTATTCGGAATTGTTTTCCGAAGGTCCGGTTGTAAAACCTGTGGAAGAAAAATTACATATGATGACGCACACTGACGATTTTTCTGTAAAGATTACCAGTACTACGTTAACATTTTATAAGGACGTATTCGATTATCAGACGTTTCCGTGGCACGCATTTGATAGGATTGTGTTAGCCGAACGACTGGACATTGCTCAACAGGCAGCAAGTTGGTTACTATTATCATATTCACAGTCAAATGGTAATAGTGAACATAACGAATTGGTAAAATTTTTAACGGAAGAATTAAAAACACCGGAAAATATTCCACTTAATAGAAGTTTATTAAAATATATTTTAGAAACTATTCTATATTATTATGATGTAATTAAACCTCATTTGTTAAAGTCTGGATTGCACGTTAGTGTTGTTGACCATGAGTTGATGCAGAAAACGTCCGTAGAATATCTACCTGAATTAAATGAACGGTTGGGTATTAATTTTACACAAGAAGATGTTGACAAAATATCAAATCCAACGTATATTGATTATACGCCCTTCATAGAAGCCCACAAACTTCGTGATGTAATAGAAGAAATTAAACAAGAGTTAACTAATGCCACCGAAGAAGAAACAAGTACAGACGAAGGAAACGAACCAGTCGAAAACGAAGGGACTGTTTGATCACATAGATCAAATTTATGTTGGTCAAAACCCAGAATACTTTGATACGTTGTCTGATGCAGACAAGAAATCGTATAGTGTGTATATGGTCAATAAATTTTTAAGTATGAATCCACATCAATTACCGTTTGTGAATGAGATTCAGAAGTACGCACTACCAAGTGATACACACTATACTTTCTTCAGCCGAGTTATTCCGAAGGGGCGGCAGTTTAATAAGTACATTAAGAGTAAAAAGGAGTCCGTATATGAGTCGTGGATGGTTGACTTGGTTAGGAGACATTATGATGTTAGCGCAGCAGAAGCTACAGAATACATCGAAATCTACTACAAGCACAACAAAGACGAATTACGAAAGTTGTGCCAAATGTACGGAACAGAAGAAAAAGTAATTAAGAAGGCTAAACTATGACTACTGCCGAGGAACTTATAAAAATGGTTGATTTGAGTTGGGCTAGATATTTTCGTGGAATTGCCGGACACGTAAAGCAAAAGTCAAAGGACAAATACACACAAATCGGCGCAGTGATTGCAGGTCCAGATAATGAAATTGTTTCTACTGGATACAATTCATTTCCTCGCGGTATTGATGATAGTGTTCTAGAACGTCAAGAACGTCCTGAGAAGTATTTTTGGTTTGAACACGCTGAACGAAATGCTATCTATAATGCAGCACGGATTGGTGTATCCACAAAAGGATGCACAATGTATCTTACGTGTGGAATGCCATGTGCCGATTGTGCGCGTGGAATTATCAACGCTGGTATTAAAAAAGTTTATATTGAACAGTTTAGTCAAGATGGTGCAAAGGGTTCGATGTGGGAAGAGAGTATTAAACGAAGTATGATTATGTTCAGTGAAGCTGGTGTGGAGGTAAGTTATTATGAGTAATGGAAAAGGTGATTCACCAAGACCACTGAGTGTAGACCAAGAAACATTTAAAAATAATTGGGATAGAGTATTTGGTCCGAAAAAAATTGACGATGGTTATGGTCAATATGTAAAGGAACTGCATACGGGAATGTTTTTTGAATGGTATCCTGGATTATCCGGTGATTGGGAAAAAGATCAACTTCGTTGGACATTGGTGAAACTAACCAAAGAAGCACAACAAATGGGACTATACAATGCACCACGGAAAGAAAAAGGGAACGACTGACACAGGTTGTTGGTATTCCATACTTCAAGAAAATAATATATTTCATATAAGTGTTGGTAAGGGTGATTTTGTAATATACGAATGTTTTGAGAATCCACCGAGTCTAGAATTTCTAGACAATAATGTATTATTACTGGAACAACAGTTATACGATAAATTTCCAATAGGTTCAAAAATAGATATTATTGCTTAACCCACTTGACTTCGAGTGGGGTTTGTATTATATTACATCTATACTATTCTAAGAGGAAATTATATGGTTACGGGGTTTGTTAATTATAAAGGATATACACGAGAAGATGCACTGGCAAGTGTTGGTGCTGGGTGGGCTGGTCTAATCAATCGTGTATTTGATGTATTAGAATCTATTAAAGGTGAAGTAAAGATTGTACAAGTCAAAGAAAAGTTTGGAGGACTTCGTATCTACACCGATTATGGTAACGATGAACTTGATCAAGTAATTCGTGAAGTGGGATATGAAAGTGTTAAAATTTGTGAAACCTGCGGCAAACCTGGTGAAGTACGAGGTAAGGGGTGGTATTATACATCGTGTGTTAAACATGCAAAACCTAGTGACCTTAAACACGGAGGTAACGATGCCGAAGAAGAAACCTGATAAGGAACTAAAATTACAGTTTACGGGTAAGATGAGTATACTTGTTGAATTGGAAGACCACGGACCAATTCAATGGCGCATTAATGATAAAGATACTACGATGGAAGTAGTCCGAGTGTTACTTAATATGAATAACATTACATCTGTTGATGGGTACGATAAGCGGGAACAAAAAACCTTTGAGAAGATTTTGGATGGTATTGAATGAATAAGATTTCCTACTCGCAGTATTCGTTGTGGGCAAACTGTCCACTCTCGTGGAAACTTCGTCATGTAGATAAAATTAAATTTGATGATAATACAATAAATCTCATTTTTGGAACTGCTATGCACGAAGTAATCCAAGAGTGGCTGGAACAATATCATTACGCGGGTAAGGACAATCTTGCAAAGAGTGTGGACCTCAGTGAACCCCTCAAAACAAAGTTCATTACATTGTTCCAAGAAAACACTACGGTTGATGCAAACGGGAATAAAGTATTCTTGTGTGATAAGAAAACCCTAATGGAGTTTTACAATCAAGGGTGTGAGATTCTGTCGTATGTACAGCAACATCGTAATAAGATTTTCCCGTCAAAAGACACCGTACTTGCGGGTATTGAATATCCTATTGAAACGGAAGTTCGTCCTGGTGTGACCTTTATTGGGTATGTGGATATCATTACCAAGAATGAAAAGACGGGCAAGGTTACAATTATTGATTTGAAAACTTCACGGTCTGGATGGACGCAGGCACAGAAGAGTGACCATATTAAACTGAATCAGATTTTGTTGTACAAGAAGTTTATCTCTGAGAAGTTTAATACTCCACTGGAAATGATTGGGACGGAGTTTATTATTCTCAAGCGTACTATTAGTGAGAATAGTCCATATCCCATTCCTCGTGTGAGTACCTTCGAACCGTCTAACGGAAAACCTTCGGTTAACCGTGCATGGGGACATATTGAAAAGTTCTTGAATGAGTGTTTTGATGGTGAAGGAAACTATCGTACGGATTTGATTACCGCGACACCAAGTAAAGATAGTTGTAAGTATTGTGTGTATAACGATAAGGAAACGTATTGTTCTGAATCATTTTACAAAATCAAAAAGGTTAAAGTACTTACATGAAATATTTTACCATAGCAGAACCCACATCGTTATCTGACAGTACACCAATATATACTACTTATTCGGAAGAAGAAATTTTACAAATGTATTGGGATTACTGGTATGACAGAATGTGTAATAAGTTTGGTAAAGATGAAGTGGATAGTAAATATTCCAGACAAGATTGTATTGATGATTGGGCAATTAGTAACTGGGCATGGGAATCTAATTAGGAGTAACTATGGAAAACCCAATGGTGAATTATTCTAAAATCATTGCTGAAACAAATAGTAAGATGTTTAACGTCCGAGATGAGTATAAGGATAATACCGTTGAAGAAAATGGAGAAATTTGCAAGGTGGACCGCTTGCCATTCTCGGTGGGATGTATTAATATTACAGGAGAGCTGAATATTGGTATGATGATTCGGTCTGCCTCTTTGATGGGCGCAGAAAACTTCTATATTTTTGGGCGCAAGAAGTTTGATAAGCGGTCAACAGTAGGTGCAGAGAAGTACATGAACATTGTTCAATATCCGTTTGATGACCCGCTGACGGCTGATGAGGATATGTGTGATACGTTGTGTGCGCTACAAATGACGAAGAATTATCATATTGTATTATGTGAACACGGAGGCAGGTCAATGAGTTTGAGTTGTAACACATGGTGTGATGTGAAGAATCCACTGTTTCTATTCGGAAGCGAATCACATGGTATTCCCGAAGTGATTTACAAACAATTTGATAGCGTGACGATTCCCCAACGTGGAGTGCTTCGGAGTTTCAATGTGAGTGCGGCAATGAACATCATTTGTTGGGATTACATTAAGGAGATGCATCTATGACACCAGAACTTAAAGAACTATTAATCACGGCACATAAATCTACTCTTGAAGCCATCAATCGTCGGTGGGAATATTTGACATTGCCATTAGACGAACGATATAAAATCATGCAGGATTATATTAAGGAAAATCTATTTAAAGATATATGAGTAAAAAAATAAAAGAATTACAACATGACATTGAGATGGCTGACAAAGTGTATTCAATGAACTACGCAGATGATGCACGATTGACTCTTCTTGAAAGCAAGGTTACCGCAATTATTGAATATTTGCTTAACACAGAAAGTAATTAAATAATGTATAATACATACCCCACTTGACAAACGTTGCAACATAGGTTATATTTAAGTATGTTCAAGAACGAACAAAAAACACCACAAAACACCATACAAGGAGTAACACACATGAAGTACATCATTGAAATGACGCCAGTTGGTTCCGCTACAACCGCTGACACCGCGATCAACCTCGGTCGTCCTGTATTGATTACCACTGCACATCGTGGTGTGTTCTTTGGATACTCGCATGATACGAGTGGGGAGACGGTGAAACTGTCTCGCGCCCGTCTCTGTGTCTACTGGTCCGAGGATTGCAAGGGCTTCACGGGTCTGGCGTCTACTGGTCCCACGGCAAACTGCCGTATTGGTGAACCCGCTGACATTGAACTCCGCAATGTCACCTCGGTAACGGAAGTGACGGCAGTTGCCGTTACACAGTGGGAAGCTGGTCACTGGTCGAAGTAATGGCACCAATGTAACGGGGTGGCGTACGAGTATATTCTACGCCACCCCCGTTATGTTATATCCTTATAAGAGACATCCTATGAACATTCCTGATTGGACGAATACTAACACTGGCTACGGCGACGGCTACGGCGACGGCTACGGCGACGGCTCCGGCCTCGGCTACGGCAATGGCGGCGGCAGCGACGAGGGCATCGGCTACGGCTTCGGCTACGGCGTCGGCTCCGGTTACGGTGACGGCGGCGGCCTCGGCTACGGCTACGGCTACGGCTACGGTGACGGCGCCGGCGGCTCCGGCCTCAGCTACGGCTACAGCAATGGCTACGGCGACGGCTTCGCCGAGGACATCCTATGAACATTCCTGAATGGGCGAATATTATGAAAAAAATCAAAGAAGCCGCAACATTATTTTTCATCCAGCTCCTGAGTTATACCGTTTGGTGTGTTAACTTTCGTGCTGTGGCTGACGCTCATTATCATACCGCCGCAATGAGCGACTTCATGATTGCATCTATAAATTTCTTTGTGATTCGTAGAATTGCACATGGGCAAGATCATCTACATCAGTGGTTAGGTTATGCATTAGGAAGTGTGGCAGGAAGTTATTTAGGTATTTGGTTATCATCATCATTTCTAGGTGGTTAGTATGCACTTGACAAGAGAACAACTGTTGTTTATGTTAAAGGAGGCATATCTACGCGGTACATGGGATATGATAATGTTCAAGGTGAGTTTGCCGTTAACACATCTGGTGAGCAGTTATGTGCTCCATGCTTAAAACAATATATTCATCAATTAGATTTGCCAATGGGTAATTGTGAATTATGTGATAATAGAAATGTAAACATAATTGATTTTCATTGGAGTAATTGGAATAGAAAAATAACCATTATGTTTTTATGGCATTGGTGGAATGGCAGAAATTATTGTTTAACTTGTGTGGATGACCTACTGGATACAGGAAAGGTAAGAAATACCTATTAATAGGGGACTTGACTTTCCCCTTAATTGTGTTGTATTTCAGTACAAGGAGTTATACGCTGGGGCGACTGTTGATGAGTTTGTAACATTTATTGAAGAGTGTGGTGGAAACGTTTATTTTCCCAAGGAGAAAGATTATGGAACAACGTGATAGATTTATGCTGGAAAACATGATGAACCAGTGCTGGCATATCACAGATGACTTGCATACGATTGCGAGTTATGTTGCGGGGCAAGGCGATATTCCGCCGAAACATCAAGATGAAATTATGAATATGTTGTTTGGGATGAAGTCACTCTACAATCAACGGTTCAGTGATATGATGGATTTGTTTGGTGAGATGATTCAGAACGGACACATTGAGGGGAAGAATGTATACTAAATATAAGTTCAACGAATTGACGTTGACTGCATCAAGTTACAATAGAAAAATCAGTATTGAAATTCCTATGGATAGTACTGCAAATGAAGTGTTCGAGGCATTTAAAACCTTGATGGTCGGCCTAACGTTTCCTGAAGGGGCATTTGATGACGTAGTAGTAAATTACTTTTATGAAAATGACTTAAACAAAGATGAATAAGGAAACAATATGATTTTACTATTAGGTGACATTCACGGTGATTACAGAGTAATGCAGAGAGCGATTGATTTGGCTGGTGAAGTTGGCGCCACCGCTATTATTCAAGTGGGCGATTTTTGTCTGTTCCGTGGATATGGAATGCCGAACGAACAGCAATTTATAGAGGTATTACGCACCTCAAAGATACCCGTATATTTTATTGATGGAAACCACGATGATTGCACCCGCTGGATTTGTTATACGGAAGTATCACAAATTTATCCAGACATTCCCTTCTATTACATCCCTCGTGGTACCGTAATGGAACTGGATGGTCGGACAATCGCATTTATGGGTGGTGCCGCATCCATTGATAAGAAATGGAGACTTGCGGACGGAATGCATTGGGATGAAAACGAACTTATCAGTTATGAACAATATGCCCGTATGCGTGATAATGCAGAGGGTAAAACTATTGATATGTTTATTACACATTGTCCACCGAGTAGTGTTATCGAAGAACATTTTGATAATCGTGCAAAACTGCAATTTGATGTAGGACTGAATTGGGAAGATCCTACACAAAAGCAAATTGAAGAATTGTGGCATGCAATGGGTACGCCAATGATTTATTCTGGACATATGCATAGGGTTGTTAAGGGAATGACATATAGAATTTTGGATATAAACGAGTTATTAGCCGTCTAAATTTGCTGTTTTCACGAAGTTCTATATACTTATATATAAATGTATATAGAAACTATATGAATTCAGCAAATTTTTACATTTACGCACATTACATACCAGGAGAAACTTTACCTTTTTATATAGGTAAAGGTTCTGGATACAGAATGACCAGAAGAAATGATAGAAGTATCTGGTGGAAGCGGATAGTAAATAAGTACGGATTTGAAGCAAAATTATTACACGAAAATTTAAGTTATTCTGAAGCAAATATTCTAGAAAAAAAATTAATTAAAGAGTTTGGACGCCGTGACATAGGTACTGGTACATTAATAAATCATACTGATGGTGGAGAAGGAATTGCCAATCCTTCCAAGGAAGTTCGTAATAAAATTAGTGAGTCAAATCGTAAGCGAGTGGTGTCAGAAGAAACCAAAAGAAAAATAAGTCAATCCAGCAAAGGACATAAGTTGTCCGAACATACCAAATCAAAAATGAAAGGTAGAGTTCCGTGGAATAAAGGTATGAAAGGTATATCAGGTACTCCTCATACCGAAGAAACTAAACAAAAAATATCTGACACAAAACGAAAAGTAAAGGAACATTATATGGAAAACAAATCAAAATATACTACCATATTGATTAGCAAAGAAATAAATAAGCATATACGAGAATTCTGTGACAAGAATTTTGTAAATGCCGGCCCATTAACAGAGATGTTATGGTCTAATTTTATTTCTTCTAGTGTGAGCGGTAGTATAGTCCTATAAGAGAATATTATGGCCGAACCTACATCATCACAACCGTCCGCATCTATAAAAAATATACAGACTTCTGGTGTCACGCGTATCGCAGCAAATCAAGAGTTTCAATTCACTTACGCAACAACAGAACTTCGTTCTGGTGGTGTTGGCCCCAGCGAACTTGTTAATATGATTGACGATCACTTGAATATGAAGTTTGATCCTCAAGCACAACGTGGTCGGGAAGATGCTACCGCCAAAAAAGGTAATCGGGTATTTGCCGAAGATGTCGGTACACCAATTTACGATTATTTGGATACAATTTATTGGCGTAGAATTGTTGAGTGGGTAGAATATCGTGACGCACCAATCAGAGCAATGGCACGAGAAGCTTTGGCTGCGGCACAAGCAACCGCTGCAGCAGCGGCCGCTGCAGCACAGACCGCACAGGCGGCATTGAATCGAGCTATGACACCGGGACCACCGGGACCGCCAGGACCAGCAGGGGCTACTGGTGCAACTGGCGCAGCGGGTCACACCGACACTTATGTTGCATCACACGCAGATACCACACACGCGGACACAACTCACACAGATACACCACATTCAGATACAACTCACACAGACGCATCACACTCGGATACTGCTGGACACGACGATACATACGTACCACAACATACCGATACACCACATTCGGATATACCACACTTCGATACCGAAATAGTTCCTCATACCGACATGTATACTCCGCATAGTGATTTTGGCGGAGGAGGAGGTGGCGGAGGAGGTGGTGGTACTAATAGTGAAACATTTTTCTAAATAAGAGGGTTTTGTAATGAAAGCAGGTTATATACCAAAAGATAAACGAAAGAAAATTTTATTCCTATCGGATGACATACGTGTTACGTCTGGTGTAGGAGTAATGTCACGAGAAATTGTAGAAGGTACTGCACACCGGTATAATTGGGTGCAGGTCGGCGCCGCGGTATCACATCCAGAGGCCGGTAAAGTAGTTGATTTGTCGGAAGCGGTAAATAATGAACTTGGGATGACTGATGCTTCCGTCAAGATATATCCGTACAATGGATACGGTGACAGTCGGTTAATTCGTCAATTGATGGAAATTGAGAAACCCGATGCTATTCTCCATTTCACCGATCCTCGATATTGGATTTGGTTGTACCAGATTGAACATGAAATTCGGCAGCAGATTCCAATGTTCTTCTATGCAATTTGGGATGACCTTCCATATCCATTCTACAACGAAAACTACTATCGTTCCGATGATTGGATTGGATGTATTAGTAAGCAAACCTATAACATCGTCAAACACGTATCACGTAAGGAACCACGAACACCGTGGTCGTTATCATACGTTCCGCACGGCATCAATACCAAAAACTTCCACCCACTACCAGCAGATGATAAGGACATGCTGGAACTACGTGAACGTTTGTTTGCGGGACAAGATGTTAAGTATGTAGTATTCTACAACAGCCGTAACATTCGTCGTAAGCAGACTTCCGATGTTATGTTAGCATTTAACACCTTCATGAAGAAGTTATCGGAAGAAGAACGTTCGAAATGTCGCTTACTATTACATACACAGCCTGTAGACGAACACGGCACTGATTTACCAGCGGTTATTCGTGATGTAATGCCAGATATGGAAAAATATATTATTTTTTCGAATGAGCGAATTGAGGCAAAGCATATTAATATGTTGTATAACATCGCAGACGTTACCATTAACATGTCCAGTAATGAAGGATTTGGATTAGGTACATGCGAAAGTTTGATGGCAGGAACACCAATCATTGTAAATGTCACAGGTGGATTGCAAGACCAATGCGGATTTAAAAATGACGATGGTGAATACCTTGACCCTGAACGTGATTTTACGTATGATTGGGGTAGTAATCACGATGGACGGTTCAAGAATCATGGTGAGTGGGCATTTCCATTATTCCCTGTTAGTCGTTCACTTCAAGGATCACCACTCACGCCGTACATCTTTGACGATCGGTGTTCGTGGGAAGATGCGGCAGAGAAAATTATGGAACTATATAAGATGACTCGTGAAGAACGTAAACGTAGAGGTGAAGCAGGTCGCCAGTATGCATTGGGACCAGGTCAATTTACGGCAGAACGTATGTGTGAATTGTTCATCGAACATATGGAAAATGCGTGGGAAAATTGGACCCCACGGGAACGCTTTACTTTGGTGAAGGGATAATATGACAGGAAAACCGTTATGTATAGTTCGGGCTCCCTGCCAGACTCGTTCTGGTTATGGTGATATGAGCCGTGACATCATTCGTCACATTATTGAATGGGACAAGTTTGATGTAAAGATTCATTCTGTTCCTTGGGGTGATACTCCAATGAATGCATTGGATGAAAGTAATCCAAAAGATAAAATGATTCTCGACAGAATTATTAAGAGTGGACAATTATCACAACCAAGTTTGTATGTAACCATTACCATTCCAACGGAATTTGAACCGTTGGGTAAATATAATATTGGTATCACCGCGGGAATTGAAACTACGGTTGCGTCAGCGCAGTGGGTAGATGCCTGTAATAAGATGGATTTGGTTTTGACTATTTCGGAACATTCAAAGAATGTATTCCATTTTTCAAAGTACACACAGCAAGACCAGGCAGGTAACAAAACAGGAGAATTAGTTATTACCAAGCCTGTTGAGGTATTGCATAATTGTATTGACAATAATATCTTCAAGAAGTTGGAGTATGATGTTGAATTAGAACCTACGATACGTGAAACCTTAGATAGTATTCCAGAAAAATTCTGTTATCTATTTGTTGGACACTGGTTACGTGGTGAATTTGGCGAGGACCGTAAAAACGTATCACTCCTCGTTAAGATATTCTTGGAAACGTTTAGACAAGTATCTGAAAAAGACAAGCCGGCGTTAATCTTAAAGACAAGTAGTGCTGGGTTTTCAATCCTCGACCGTGAGGAAATCTTGAAGAAAATTCAACAGATTAAAGATTCTGTTGTATTAGAGGTGGGACAGATGATGCCTAATATTTATTTATTGCATGGTGAATTGACCGACAAGGAAATGAATTCATTATACAATCACTCCAAGGTCAAGGCACACGTTAGTTTCACTAAGGGTGAAGGATTCGGTCGCCCACTATTGGAAGCAAGTGTAAGTGGTAAACCAGTCATTGCCTCTGGATGGAGTGGTCAATTAGACTTCTTGGATAAAGATAATTCTGTATTGGTTGGTGGTGAATTAAAACCCATCCACGAAAGTTCTGTGTGGGATGGTGTGTTGATTCGTGAATCGACCTGGTTCGCACCAGACATGAATCAGTGTGCAAATGCGTTATATGCTGTCTTTAAAAACTATTCTAGTTTTAAAAAGAAGGCTAATATATTAGCAAAGGAAAATACCAAGAAGTTCTCATATCAAACTATTTTTAACAGAACAGTTGAACTGTTAGACAAGTATGTTCCACAATTTTCTGTTGAAACTAAATTGGTTCTTCCCACATTAAAGAAGATTAAATAATGGCAATAGAAGAGTATAAAGGTACGTTGGGTATTCGTACCTTCGTTTCTCGAAAAGATTTAACTACTGGCAAAGTGGTGCAGTTTACTTACGATAACGAGCAAAAATATGCACTCGTACTTAATCCCAATTGGGAAGGTAAAATGCACGCTTTGTCATTAGGTTCTCTGACCCCAGAAAAACTTGGTCAAATATTTAAATTGATTGACGGAGAAACAGATACTCAAATAATTTATGACCGTTTCAAAAACTCAAATTTCGTTGGTGACAGACCCTATCGAACCTATTTATTAACAAAGATATCTACGTTACGTGAAGTATTCATTAAGAAAACTGTGTTAAAACCAGAAGAAAACGTAACGGAGAATATGTATGGGGAATGATGTTATAAAAGAACATCCACCAACAGAATTAAAACACGATAGAATAAATTTAAAAAAATATATGCCCGAAAAAGAATGGTGGACCGTTTGGTACTATATCTGTACGGGTAGAAAAGTGACAGTAGCAAAAGAACAAAACTAATACAATAGGAAGGGTTATATGACAGAAGAAGGTAATGTTAGTAAAAAACCACTGAGCACAGCGGATAAAGTCGCTGTGGTACTCGGTGGTTGTGGTTTTATAGGACATCATCTTGCACGAAGATTACAGAAAGAAGGATACTGGGTTCGTGTAGCCGACATTAAACTTCCAGAACATTGTGATGTAAATACATTTGCAGACGATTGTTTCATTGGTGATTTGGCAGATTACAGTACATGTGTAGAAGCATTAAACCTCGGTAGAAGTGATGTAGAAGTATATCAATTGGCCGCCGATATGGGTGGAGCGTCATACATTTTTACTGGTGAACATGATGCAAACGTAATGACGAACTCCGCGTTGATTAATTTAAATACATTACGAGCAATGGTACGTTTCGGTATCAAACGAGTATTCTACTCATCGTCCGCATGCATCTACCCAGAACACAACCAGATGGATCCAGATAATCCAAATTGTGAAGAAGGTTCCGCATACCCTGCAAATCCCGATTCTGAATACGGATGGGAGAAGTTGTTCAGTGAACGTTTGTATATGTCGTATAAGCGTAACTTCGGTATCGAACCACGCATTGCCCGTTTTCATAATGTATATGGTGTGGAAGGGACATGGGAAGGTGGTCGTGAAAAGGCACCCGCTGCGATGTGTAGGAAGATTGCACAAGCACCAGAAGGTGGTTCAATTGAAATGTTTGGTGATGGAAAGCAGACTCGTTCATTCCTTTATGTGGACGAGTGTGTAGAAGGTATCTTACGATTAACACATTCAGACTTCACTGGTCCTGTTAATATCGGGTCAGAAGAAATGATATCAATTAATGATTTTGCTTATATGATTATGGGAATCGCCGGTAAGCAGTTAACTATTAATCACATTCCAGGCCCATTGGGTGTCCGTGGACGTTCCTCTGACAATCGTTTAATTCGACAGGCATTAGGATGGGAACCCAACTCACCGTTAATTGATGGTATTCGTAAAACACATCATTGGATTAATGAGCAGGTTAAATCTTTATGATTACGCATGTAGGGATAGGAAACTCTGGACGATTTGGGAATCAAATGTTCCAAATGGCTGCACTCGTTGGTATCGCAGAAAAAAATGGATATGATATAAAAATTCCAATAGAAAATACTGGTGATAACTTTGTATTTTATGACTTGGCAAAGCAACAAGCAGAACCCACGGGTATGGAACTTCGTAGACCGTTCAATATTCCAGACCACTATTTCGCACCGATGGAAGAGATTTCATCTGTTGTCAAGCAACGATACCAAGAACAATTCTTTCATTTTAATGGTGCTGCATTAGACATTCCAGATAATATTGATATTGCTGGGTTCTTTCAAAGTGAAAAGTATTTCAAACATGCAGAACAAAACGTCCGTGAAGTATTTACCTTCCGTCCAGAAATTCGACAGCAAGCTGAATTAGAACTGACAAAGGTAAAGGATGATGCACCACGAGTATCTATCCACGTTCGTCGTGGAGATTATGTGGCAAACTCGGCAAACCATACGGTCACTGGAATGGAATACTATGCGGAGGCTATCAACAAGTTCTTCTCGAAAGAACCTTATCGGTTTGTAGTATTCTCCGATGATCCAGAATGGTGTAAGGAAATGTTCGAAGGTGGATATATTGTAGATATCAATAACTCATATGTAGAAATGTGTATGATGAGTATGTGTGACCATCACATCATTGCAAATAGTTCATTTAGTTGGTGGGGAGCTTGGTTAAATCCAAACCCCAAGAAGATTGTCGCCGCACCGTCACAGTGGTTCGGACCAAACCTTCGTCATAACAGTATTATAGACCTTCTACCAAGTGAGTGGTTTTGGATATGAGATTAAAAGAATTTTACTACCAGATGGAAGATATTCCTGACATTGGTTTGTCTGACAAAGGAGATAGACATCCATTACATAAGCATTTTTATATTGATACATATGATGCATTATTCTCTGCATGGAAAGATGAACCT